TCCGATACTTTTATAATGCCATACTGGTCACACACATATTCCACGCGCAAGCTGTCGGGCTTTCCCGCCTTGCAATGCCTCGAATAATTAACACTTTCCACGGTATATTCAATCGGCTTTTTCCACTTCGATAATATATCGGCCTCGCTCGCCGTGTCTTCGTGCTTGTCTTTTTGCGGGAACACATGACCGCAATCAGGGCATATCATCACCGCCAGCGCGATAACGCTATGGCAATCGGGGCATTCCTTTTGAGGCGCGGTCGAAACCTCTCTGTTTCCTTCCTTGTTTTTCTTGATTTCTATTTTGTCGATTGGTCCGAATCTCTCAATATTTTTTCCAAAATCTAATACTAAACAGTTATCCTTCCCCGGAAACATTCTAAAGCCGCGCCCAACCATCTGCATATACAAACCTGGACTTTGTGTCGCTCGCAATAAAATTACGCAATCTATTGACCGTTCATTAAATCCGGTGGTATATTGATCGACATTGACTAAAAATTTATATTTACCGGATTTGAAATCTTCAAGATTTTGTTCATTGATATTTTTATTTTGATTGGAGTGCGTACACCTCGCGCTAAGTCCGTTGCGATTCAATTCTTCCGTTACCTCTTCGCAATGCGCTATTCCGGCAGTAAATATTAAAACCTTTTTTCTACTTTCAGTATATTCCTTTATTTCCGTTACTGCTTTTGCAATTAAACCATTGGCGCGAAACGCCGTCTCCATTTCGCCTTGCACATATTCACCGCCTCGAATATGAACATCGTTTAAGTCTGCTTTATTCACTCCGCTTTTGGAAATTATATTTGTTAGATATTGCTTGTGATCTCTGTTTTTAAAGTGATTTGGATTTATCAATTCGGGAATACTCGTCGAATAACAGATATCGTTAAAAATCGCGTCTTTTCCTTCTGTCAAAATTCCGTGCTTCATCCTAAAGGCAGTCGCGGTCAATCCTCCAATGACAATTTTAGGATTTATCTTGAACATTTCATCGAGGAATTTCCGATATGTTCCAATTGATTTTTGGGGAATACGATGGCATTCATCCACTAATATTAAATCAAAAAATCCAAGTTCCCACGCTTTTTTGTGAATAGATTGTATGCTTGCAAATAAAATTTGGCTCTTGGTATCCCTGGAATTTAATCCAGCACAATAAACTCCGACATCGAGTAATCTATCGTCCAAAAAACCCAATAGTTCGGAAGCATTTTGTTTTATTAACTCTTGCTGATGGGTTAATAACAACATCCGTACATTCGGATATTTAAGCATTTTATCTATGATAAGTGCTTGTATAAGTGATTTACCTCCGGCGGTGGGAACAACAATGAGCGGGTGCTTGCCGTGATTCCGTTCACAGTAATCAAAGAAAGCATTTACAGAATCACTTTGGTAGTATCGCGGTGTTAGCATCGCTCATTGTCCTGTGATTCTTTTAAAAATTTCTTGTCTTTTTCAATTATGTTATCATCAATATGGAGCGCGGTATTATTGTATCCTTCAAGATAAAGGCCGTCGAGACTTGTTATTCTTGACAGCGCGACATATCCCATATTTTCAACAAACGTATCCCGCAAATCAAGGTTCACATAATCAAATGTCGCGCCCTGACTTTTGTGAATTGTCAAGGCCCACGCGAGCTTTAAAGGGAATTGCGTAATTGACGCGACAGTGACATCTCGCCCCTGTCTCTCATTGTATTCTTCAAGTTCCCATTTATATCTTGTTATGTCAAGTATTTTACCAGTGCGATACACTTTTATTTTTACAACACCATCATCTACACCGGATAGATCAACGACTTCGCCAAGCGTACCATTAACAATATCACGCTTGAAATCGTTTATGATAACCATTATCCTCGCACCTTCTTTGAGAATAAGAGTTTCCATCGCAAGACAATTTTTTTTAAGCATTTGAACCTTAAAATCAAGGCCAAAACTTTCCATCCTTGCAATATGAGAATCGGTTTTCAAACGCACAAGCTCTGATGAATTTAAAATATCAACATTGACATTTTTGCAAAAAAGATTTACTGCCTTATCAACGTGCTTTACATTATGAGACAACGCTTGCAATGCCCTGTGGTGATCCTCGTTTATATCATTCCTTCGTATGCTGTTTAAGATATCTATAAACATCGGATCACCGTCTTGCCGATATATCTTTTGCAAATAGCACACTTTGAAATCAAGCGCCTTCCATGACATCGCGTTAAAGCAGTAATTCTTTTTATCACTATTTTTATTGACCGGGGGAAGTTGAAAAAAGTCTCCGATAACAATTACTTGCAATCCGCCGAACGGTATCTTTCGCCCCCTTACAAAACTACATACTTCGTTCACCATGTCGAAACGGAAATCATGAAGCATTGATATTTCATCAATAACCAGGACATCGGCTGTAAATATTCGCTCGTAAGAAAATTTATTGTTTCGCAGCTTCCACAAATCTTCTTCCGTAAGCTTTTCCTTAATACCAATACCGGCCCATGAGTGAATTGTATGGCCGTTTATATGAGTGCTGGCAATGCCCGTGCTTGCGGTCACGGCGACAATCTTGCCGCCCCCGCGCAACTTTTCTATTATAATATTGAGCGTATATGTCTTGCCGGTCCCTGCATTTCCTGTTAAAAATACGTTGTGTCCTTCGAGGGCTAATTGAATTGCCTTTTCCTGTTCCATTTATATCCCCTTCAACCTCGGGTCAAGCTTCTTCGCGGCCTTCCACTGCTTGTCGCCGTCCTGCACCTCTTCGCCGTCAAAAGGATTTTGCGCCCCCGTGCGGTCGTCTTTGATTATTGCGGTTATGAATTTAATGTCTTCGCGTAACGCCGTGCTGGTATGGATCGCGTCAAGCTTTTTGGTTTTTATGTCTGGAATTCCGGTCAAGCTTGTATTGGCGAAAACAATTCCTTTCTTTGTTTTGTATATCACGCTCTCGCCCTGGTGCTCTACGAGTTCAGCGTCAACGAGCGCGGGATTATAAAGATGATCGTCGCACCCGACATGAAGCACGTCCTCGGGGATGATATTTTCCTTGAGCGTACACTTCCGCACACCGCCGTCAACCGGCTCTGAATACCGGCACGTTTTACAATTAACAAGCGGGAAGCGTCCATCGTGACATACCTCTTGAAATTCACACCATTTGCAGGCAAACGCTTCGCGCTTGTCAGATATGCGCGGCGGGATAATCCAATTATCGAAGATGATGGACCAGGCCTTTTCGATAATTGCCTCGGCCTCTTTGCGGTTGTACTCCGTGCGGATTGACAGGTAATCGCGTCCGCCGGGAGTGGATACGGTGAGAAAATGGCGCGTGAGCTTCATTTCGTGCATATAGATTTGGGCCTGTGCGTAATACGTTCCGTTCCATTCGCGCAGTGCGTTCTTCTCACCCTTCTCAGCGCGTATCTTTTTTAGCTTTTCAAAAGAAGTTTCGTTCACCGATTTGTGTTCCCAGGTATGAAAAGTTTCGGGCGATTCAAGCAATCCCAACGCCGCCCCGTCGCAATGGCCCCGGAAGTGGTCAAGCAACAGGGAAAAACCTATCTGTTTTTCGGGATCGTCCGGGTCCGAAGTAATAAGTTCAATGCCGGGGACCATGCGAAGACGCGCCGCCATAATATCCTCTTGAACATGCCCGTCTTCTATGTTTCGGACACCTTGCGCGGCCCACGCTCTCTTTTCTGCGTTTCTAAATGAGTAGAAAAGCTTCCGATGGCATTCATCTCCGATTTGTGACATGCCCAGGTAGTGCCGGGGAGCCTCGCTGTTCTTCTTTTGTTCAAGTGCCTTATCAACTTCCGCAAGCGTGATATCGAATAATTTGTGATCCAATTTAGCCATTCTTTTTCTCCCGCTTTTCTTTTTCGGCCTTCATCGCCTCGGCAACGTCGTAAGATTCGACTGCAAGGGTTTCATTGAATATTTGCTCGTCGTTCCTCATAATTAACGCGCTCATCGCCGCAACCGCGATTTCTTCCAGCGTGAGTTCGCGTGGTTCGGCGGTGAGTAATTGCGAAGTAGAAAGAATAGGGGTATTTTCTTCACAAAGTTTTCCCTCTGCCTCTAAGTGCGGAACACATTGTACCTTATATATTTCTTCATTTTTTAAATTACGACAAGAAAAAATAATTTCATGCCCTTTGAAAAGATAATGTGGTAGAATATGAGAGCATGATTTTTGATCAGGGCAAGCTCCGTGACAATGTTCTGAATGCGCATAATTGCAAATAACTTTCATTGGTTTTCTCCTTTTATATCCATCCGAGTTCCAAGTCCATCTTTGCTGTTTTTGCGGCGGTATAATCCATATATTTGTCCCATTCTCCGCCGCAATTATAAACTACAAAATAATGAGTGCTGTCTTCGCATACCCTTTTTATGATTCCATGTTCTTTTTTATTTACTCCAACATAAGTCACTTTATCGCCAACATTCATTCTTTTTCTCCTCAGAAGTACTTAATGCCTCTTTTGTCTCATCTGATTTAGCTATTTCCCCAAAAATCTTCGATGGCCTCATTGCAATCGCTTCTAATTTGTTCTGATATTTCCGCGTCCTTGCGATTGACCATCTTCATCATGTTTCTTAAATGTTTTATAGTTAATACCTTGTCTCCATTTTTTTCTAATGACGCTTCTACTAAATTTAAAAGTAAATCAAACCTGTCCATCTTTCATCCCTCCAGCTTTCTGTAAATCCACACATAAAGGTCATGCACTACGCATACGATCAGAATTATAAACGCGATAGTCGCTACTACGCCGAATATGAAAAGCGCACCCACAAGAGCCTTAAAAAGAAAAGAAATGTCTTTCCCGGCGAAGTGAGCAATAATAGAACCGACACCGTGCGATACTGCGAATAGTACTATTCCCCAAAACAACATAGTGCATATTGTAACTAAATGTTTCATTACAGTCTCCTTTTTTAGATACATAACAAATATCCAATCCCAACGGTCTTGTCAATACATTTTTTTATTTTTTTCTGTTTTCCTAAAAATATGATTGACAATATTTCTGTCCCGCGTAATGTCTATCGTATATTATTCAGGAGGTAAAAACATTGTGGCAGAAGAAACCAATATCCAGTTCTCATGTTCTCACGATTTCAAGCAGGAAGCGAAGATAACCATTATGGAAAAAGGCGTTAAAAATTTCCAGGACGGTTATCTTGAAATCTTCCAGCTTGGCCTGGAGCAGTTCAAAAAGAAAAAGGAGGCAAGAAAGTCATGAACACGGCTGAAAAAGA